TTTTGTCTTGTTATTGCCTTTTCTGAGGACTCTTCCAATACTTTGCAGATTTCTAATTCTGGACTTTGAAGGAGAAGCAAAAATAACATTGTGGAGATTCTTAATGTTAATACCAGTAGAGAACGTTCCGTATGAAGCGACGATAATCGCATTGTTTTCTCTCTCTGTAATCTCCCTTACTTTTTCTCTATCTTCTGTTGCCACTCCACCATGAACAAAGAAGACATGACGTTCATCTGCCTTTGAATTATTTATCAAATCGTAAAGGGGTTGTCCGTGCCCCTCAACACGGGAAAATAATATGAGTGTATTACCTTTAAGATCAAGGGCAAGGTTACGTATAAACTTGTTTCGTCTGTCATGATTGATAATGTACTGAACTTCTTCTTCAAAATTTTCAAATCTATGTGCAGGGTGTTTCAATAAAAGCACGTTGATGTCTAATTTGGCAACATGTCCTTTCTTCATCAGTTCTTCTGTTCTGATGATTTTGTAAGAAGGACCAAACAATCCTTCTAACACCCATTTATGAGTTTGTGTGCCGTCAAGTGTTCCAGTGAATCCAAATCTATACTTACAATCTGCAAGTTTAGACATTATAGATATTAAAGACTTAGACTTGAACTGGTGTGCTTCATCTCCAACGACCACATTAAATCTTGAAAAATATTTGCGAGGGAGTTTGTAGATGGACTGCCAGGTGGTGATAATCACCTGCGAGTCAGTCTCTCTTTCTTTTCCCGCGTAAATTTTGTGACAAAATGAACCTACGTCCCAACCATAGTCTGCAAAGTCTTTATACATTTGCTCTACAAGCGAAGTCGTCGGAACGACTATCAGAATATTTTGTCCTCTCTCAACGTAATATCTCACAAGAGAGTATATCATCAGAGACTTTCCAGAAGCAGTTGGGGATATCAACAGCCTTCTATTATGTCTTAGGGCGTCGTATACTCCCTCTACTTGGTACTCGCGGGGAGAATACTTGCAAATAGCGTTCATATAATCTTTTACACCTTCCTTTGAGATGAAGTCATTGACCTCAAAAGGGAGACCATAGAATTTGTTGTCAACAAACTCATAGGTATATTCGTGGTTTTCACAAAACCGCGTTAGTTTATCCAATAACCCAACATATATCTCTCCAGTCTGAGTATTGAATAAACGAATCTTTCCGTCCCAATACTTGTTACGGTATTGAGGCATAAACTTTGCACCTGGTACATCAAAGGTAAATTGGTCTGCTAATTCGTAGTAGACGTGCGGTTCTGCTTTTACCTGAAGATATACTTCATTCTTTTTTGATATGATCAAATGGGACATTATCCATAAGTTTCACCTATGAATATTTATTCTCCCATCTTAAATGTATATTCCAGCATCAATCTTTCCAGAAAATCTTTCAGACCTTCTAATCTTTCTTTTTTGTCGGGACACGACACCCAGTTTTTAAGATGGAGACTTATTGATTCATGAATCTGCCTCACATCTTCAATACCCATGTCCATTGAAACAAAGGGCAAGTCTGGATTAAAATCTTGTTCGTAAAGATAGTCGTCATCCATTAGTTAAATCCTGCTTGGAAGCGATGCCACTCTATGGCATTTTTGATTTGAAAGGTCCTGTTAGAGATGGTCTTGATAATGTCTTCAAGAAAACGAAGCATCACATCATAATACCGAATCTTGATGTCAATCTTATTGAGTTTCTCATCGGCGTCCATATGCCTCTGTAAGGCGTCTTTGTCTCTTACCTTATATGGGAAAGGTTCTTGTTCATAAACCTCTGGATCTGCCTTTCCTGTGTAATAGTTATAACGTTCAAGTTTCACTCTATTGTAAGTTTCTCTTGCCCGTTCTTTCAACAACAAAATTGTATTGTAGATGGTATAATATTTCGAGTGAAGTTGTGGAATTTTAATTGACTCATCATGTAAGTTATCGGGATCAATGACTGAATCTCTCTGCCACATCTCCTGAATTTCATCTAAGTTCATAAGCGTGTTCTACCGTCAGCAGCTAGAATATTATACACAGTATACTTGAAAGAGACTTCTGCTGTAAAGTAGTTTACGTCAGTATCAGACGCTTCAAACTCCAAAGAAGTCAAATAAGTTGGGAACAAATCTTTAAATTTTACAATAGCAACATCTCTAAAATTGCTATTTAAAATGTGCAAACTTCCATCACTAAATTGTCTTTTTAAATCTCTCAGTCCATCTTCATCTGTTGTCAGATCTTTAAAATCTTGTGTGGTTTCTGGATATCCAAGACCAGTCAACCAATTGTGAATTGTCATATAGTTTTCCATGTTCTCATCAACCAAAAATCTCAAAGAAAAATCACCATATGACAGTTTATCTCCAGGAACATCCAAGTCTTTGAGGTATGATGGTTGGATTGCAGTTCCTAAATTAATCTCTGGTATTCTTGCAGAGTTGCAAAAAAATGATGCCTTTGGTTCTTTTGATAATGTAAACTTAAATCCAACAGGCGATAGAAAATTTCTATTGTCTATTTGATTTGGAAAACTAGTCGCCATTTTTATTTTTATTTAGATAAAAAAAGAGGGTCCAAAGGACCCTCTGAGAAACCTTGTGAAAATGGATCACATGAGGTTCAGAACACGTACTCTTCTGTAGTAACGGTTTCTGTTTGCGGTGACTGCGCTAGTTGGGCTTGAAGTAGCACCATCGTTTGCGAATGGGTTAGCAACAATGCCATAGCGAGTCTTAAAGCCGATCTTAGGCTGGAAGGTGTTCTCGCCAACGGCACGTACCATCTGCAGAGGAACGTATGGGCAATAGAACAGACCTGCATCATAAGGTGAAGAACCCTTATAACCAGCAACGTAGTACTGAGCACCGCCACCAGTTGCACCAGTGTTTGCCGAATAAGGATCGATGTAGACACGATACTTACCTTGCAGAACACCAGCGAAGGTATTGCCAGTGTCATCAACGTTGAGGTTAGCGTTGAGAGCAGGGGTGTAATCGAGTACACCAGCCATGGTCAGAGCGGAAGCAACATCTGCAGAGCAGAGAATCATGTTGCCCTTTCCTCTACGAGTTCTTTGTGCGATTGCGTTGGCATCGCGCTCGATTTGGAAGATCAGACCTTTGAACTTCTCAACAGACCAACGACCATTCGAGTCAACGTCGAGGTCGAAAGTACCAGCATTAGCGACGTTATCCTGAGCACCAGCTTCAGCAGCCTTATAGATGGTACGGATAACTTCACGGTTGATTTCAGCAAGGATCTCAGTTGACAGAATGTTTGCCAACTCAGCTTCTGCATTCAGACCGTGGATTGCCTTAAGGTCCTGAGCGAGTTCTAAGGAGTACTCAGCCTTGAGTGCTCTTGACTGTGCAGTAACGGTGACCTTCTCGATCGAGAATGCCATCTCATTGAAGGCATTGTCGCCAGTTTCGCCAAGACGCTCAGCGTCTCCAGTCTGCATACCACCACCAGTGGTGTAGCTGCCAGAGTCGTTCAGAACAGCAGGGTTGTTCTCGGTCGCATCATTAACGGCGGTAGTACCAATACCCAGAACGTCGCCCATTCCTGTGGACTGAGCACCAGAGAAACGAGTATTTGCTTCATCGAACAGTGCTTCGTCTCCAGACTGTGTGGAGAACTTCGAACGCATTGCGAAGATAAGTCCAGTAGGACCGTTCATTGGTTGAACGCCTGCGAGGTCATAAGCGACCAGGTTAGGCATGGAGCGTCTGATCAGGGAGATCAGAACAGGATCGAAACCTGCTGTTGGGGAACTACTGCCGCCACCGAAACCACCCGAAGTGCCGGCGCTGGTGTTAGCATATGATGCCTCGGACAGGAACTCACGCTCTTCGCGGAGTGCCTTTTCTTGGTTCTCCAGGAGAACTGCGGTTACCATTCTCTTGTGAGCATCTTGGATGCCACCGAGACCCTCGTGATTGAGGATAGGTGCCCACTTCTCCTGCAGAGCTTCAGCGTTGAAAGCTTGCATTTGAATTTTACCTCTTAAAAGTTTTAGTTTGACTTATAATCTAAAAATCACTTTTTAGAAACTCTGGTCAGAGTGCTGAGATACGACTCCATCAAACCAGTAGTTGGTTGTGAGGAGGTCTCAGTATTCTCAGAAATGTTCTCTGAGTTGTCTCTTTGAGTACCGGCGTTTGCTGGGAAATAAGAATTTCTCAGAGTTACCAGTTTCTCACGATAGGTGTCTTCACTATCAAACTCAACATTTTCGGCAAGAGAAGCGAGTTTTTCCTTCTGTGAAAGTGCCAGACCTTCGCAGACCTCGGAGAAGATTACATCAGCAACCGACTCAGCTAATCTTTGT